CAGCAGCGCCCATCTCCCGCCGAAGGGGGTATCATTAAGCGCGCGTGGGTGAAGCGATTCTCTGAAAAACCGTTCAAGCCCGACTTCATCATTCAGTCGTGGGATACAGCGTATAAAGACAAAGAAGTGAACGATCCAAGTGCCTGTTCAACTTGGTGCATGGCGCAAGGACACTTTTATCTTCTGCACTGTTTCCGTGGTCGTCTAGACTATCCATCCGTCAAACGAGAAATCACAAATCTTGCTGACGCTTGGAAGCCTCATGCTGTTCTTATTGAAGATAAGGCTTCAGGACAGTCGCTCATTCAAGAGCTAAGGGGTTTTGGAAAGCATTCTATCGTTGCGATCGAGCCGGAAGGCAATAAGATCAGCAGAATGAACGCGGTTTCTGCGCTCTTTGAGTCTGGGCGTGTACACTTTCCTGAAAGCGCGCCATGGATGACGGATCTGGAGGTGGAGCTATACAGCTTCCCGCTGGCAAAGCATGATGATCAGTGTGACAGCATCTCCCAGGCACTGAGCTACTTATCAAGCCGCGCCTCCGAGTTCACCATCCTGAGCAGCGGGCGACAGCGTAGCAGCTTCGGCGGTGCTGGCGCGTCTAGAATGAAAAACTTTGGTCGCAGGTGAACTTATGTCAGATAAGCCTCAGATTATAGAAATTTCTCCTCCAGAGACCTTCGCAAGAAGCTCGCTGGGGATGCGGGCACGACCTACTTCGACGTATGCTCAAATCGAACCGAACCCTGATCTGATCTATCAGAACGAAGGCAATCGGACTTTCAAGATCTATGACGACATCCTCCGAGACGATCAGGTGCAGTCCTGCCTCCAGCAGCGGCGGACAGCGGTCATTCGTAGCGAGTGGGATGTCTTCCCTGGCGATGAAAGCGCTGAAGCCATTCGGGCGGCTGAGCTTCTAAAGAAGAATTTGGAATCAGTCAAGTGGGACCGGATCACCGAGAAGATGCACTACGGCGTCTTTTACGGCTACAGCGTCGCAGAAGTCATGTGGGCGATTGATGGAGACATGGTTTCAATCGCTGATATTCACGTCCGAGAGCGTGAACGCTTTGCCTACGACATCGATAACAATCTCTACTTGAAGACCGCTGCTCTGACTTACGAGCCGATGCCGGATGGAAAATTCTGGGCGTTTAATTTCGGCGGGGTCAGCTCGGATAATCCTTACGGAACGGGGCTGGCTCATTTTCTATACTGGCCAGAGCACTTCAAGCGAAACTCGCAGCATTTTTGGCTGATCTATCTCGAAAAATTCGGCATGCCAACGGCATCGGCGGTAGCGCCAGCCTCAATCACGGACGATCCGCTGAAAAGAGATACGCTCTTAGCAGCTCTGGATGCTATCGCTACAGAAACGAGCGTGATCATCCCAGAGGGCGTGGAAGTAGCGCTGATTGAGTCCACTCGCAGCGGCTCGCCGACTTACGAGGCCATGCTAAATGCAACCAATGAGGCGATCAGCAAGATCATCTTGTCTCAGACAATGACCACAGATAACGGGTCCAGCTTGTCGCAAGCTCAAGTTCATGAGCGCGTGAAGCAGGACGTGGTCAAGATGGACGCCGACTTGATCTGCGAAAGCTTCAATCAGCAGGTAGTCGCTTGGTGGATGGGCTTCAATTTTCCTGAAGGCGTGGCTCACCCGAAAGTCTGGCGAAACACGGAAGGAGATGAGAACCTGAATGAGAGAGCCGACCGTGACGCTAAGATCAAGTCGCTTGGCTATGACCCTACTCAGGAATACATCGATGCAACGTATGGAGAGGGATGGGGGAAAGCAGCCGCTCCAGTGCCACCGACAGGCGGTGCTAACCCTCTTGAGCCAGCGGTTTTAGCCGATTTTGCTGAGAAATTGCGCTTGGCGGATAAAAAAGCGCAAGGCAGAATTGATCAGAGGGCACTTATTCAAGGCGCAAATGATTTCGCTACAAAAGGAGACTTGTTAGCCGTCCAAGTCAAGCGAATCTTAGACTTTGCTGAATCGTCCGGTGATTACCCGCAGATGCAAAGACATCTTACTGAGCTTTTCAGCCGAATTCCAGATGAAGATAGCATTAGGCAGGTCGAGCAGGCAAATATTTTCAGTCGCCTTCTCGGATCGCTAAGGGGGCAGAATGGTTGACTCCGTTCCGAACCCCTGGCAAGTCTCGCCTACAGAGGCAATCGTCTACTTTCGCCGAAAAGGTCTGGCGCCTACTTTTGACTGGCGTGACTTCTTGGAACAGGAGCATAGCAAAGCTTTCACTATTGCCAAGATGGGCGATGTGGATTTGCTGTCTTATGTACAGACAAGTCTGACCAAGGCGCTTGAGGACGGAGTCACATACAAAGAGTGGTCGGAAAATCTGGCGCCTAAGCTTGTGGAGTCGGGCTGGTGGGGTCAAAAGCCTTTGCTCGATCCTGTGACGGGGCAAGTCGTCAATGCTCAGCTGGGGTCAAGTCACCGGCTTGAGACTATCTATCGCACGAACATGCAGACATCCTATGCTGTCGGCGCTTTCGAGCAGGCGCTAGAAGATCCGAACGTGGCTTATGCCATGTATGACGCCGTAGACGACTATCGCACGCGCGATCATCATGCAGAACTTGATGAGATCGTCGCACCCATCGATTCGGATTTCTTTAAGTACAACACGCCGCCACTCGGGTTCAACTGCCGATGCAGACTGATTTATCTGTCTGATAGTGACGTGACAGAATTTGGGCTGACTCCTACAGATCCAGAGCTGGATCTTGAGGACTGGACCAACCCGCGGACGGGTCAGACGGTCAAAAAATCGACTTACGCTGATTACAATTTTGGCAAGCTGAATGCTACTCAAGAGCAGCAGCTTCACTTGCAGCAGGTGCTAGCCGAAAAAGTGAATCAGCTGGACGCAGGCAACGAAGCTAGTGCCAAGCTAGGCATCGGTGCCATGCAGGATGCAATCGAAGAAAACCCCGCCAACCTGAATGCGCAGCTTGCGGCTAGTCGGCAGAATCTTGCGACAGCCAAGGTTTCAGAGGCTTTACAAGGATACAGGACGGCTCTTTCTGAAGGACGCCGACCCACGGAGGCGCAGTTGGATGCTTACGAGGCCTTGCCGCTTGAGGCTCAAGGCGCGCTAGATGCTCAAGGACAGCTGATCCGTGAGCAAAATAGAGCTAACTTGGATGCGAGGCAGGAACTTCGTGAATTTTTGCGTGCCTCTCCTACTACTAATCGGGGGCGCGCAGCTAGTGAGCTGCCTTCTGGCATCGAGTCTCCGGCTGCCCAAGTTGCATGGCTTCGGAATCGCGTTCAAGAGCTTCAAGGCATTCGCGCAGAGCAAGGCTTGGCATCTGGATACGTCTATGTAGCGAACAGCGCCGAAAAACAGAGAGTCATAAGTGATTTGCAAGCGTCTGGTGTGGAACGGTGGCCAGATGGCCGATCCTTGGACGACGTTGTGAAAGTTGGTAGGTAGTTGCATTTGCCTGTTTTTTAGTCTAGTGCTAATCTGTTAAAAAAGCCTTGGGCAGAACATGAAGCCTTTTTCTATATTCAAGCCAGGGAAGCACACAGCTTCAGACGGGGCTACGCTCGACTTTTCTGAAGAGACTATTTCTGGCCTCGTATCCAGCTACGATCCTAGCGTCCATGAGGCGCCTATCGTTGTAGGGCATCCTCGTGACAATGGCCCTGCGTATGGCTGGGTCAAAAGCTTGTCTTTTAGCGATGGCGAGCTTTTTGCTGAGCCTGCTCAGCTGGATCCGAGCTTTGCCGAGATGGTCGAGGCAGGCCGGTTCAAAAAGCGCTCTGCGTCTTTTTATCTCCCAGACTCACCATCAAACCCCACACCCGGCAAACTCTACTTGCGTCATGTGGGATTTTTGGGAGCTCAAGCGCCGGCAGTGAAAGGACTGAAGGAGCTGGCTTTTTCCGAAGATGAAGGCGTTGTTGAATTTTCTGGAGCGATCGATGACGTTGGTTTTATGCGCCGTTTGAGGGAGTTTCTTTTAGCTCGTTTCTCAAAAGAAGACGCTAACCAAGTTGTGCCCGATTGGATGATAGAAGACGCGCAAAACCGCATGATCGAGGACCGGATCAGCGATCTGGCACTTAGCGTTTCGGCGGACGTTCCTGGAGTTTTTGCAAACAATTTTTCCGAATCTGAACCCGAGGATGAAAGTATGACTGACAAAGCGAATGAGGTCGATTTTGCTGAACGCGAGGCCGCGCTAGCAGCGCGTGAGGCTGCGTTGGCTATCGTTGAAGAGAAAGTTAGACGCGACGCGATCAGCGCTGAAGTAGATGCGATGGTCAATGAGGGCCGAGTGCTGCCAGCAAACCGCAGCCGTATGGCTGATTTCATGGCGTCACTGAATGAAAGCGAAACAGTTGACTTTGCGGAAGAAAAGCAGACTCAGCTGGACGCTTTTAGAGCAATTCTCAAGGATGCGCGTCCCGTTATTGACTTCAGTGAGCGAAGCAAGCAAACCGAAACCAAAAAAGGCGCGGTTGCTGACTATCGTGAAGCGACGAAGCAAATCAATGAATTCATCCATGAGGAAAAGCTGAAAGGCAGAATTGTCTCTCCTTCAGCTGCTGCTGCTCAACTCTTCAAAAAAGGTTAAAAAAACATGGCTTCTAATGAAGGTCTCGTCAAATCGTATCTCGCTGATGCAGCCATTGCGTCCTACAGCATCGTCTCGGTCGGCAGCGATGATAACCACGTTGTAGGATCAACCGCTGGCACCGATTCGCACGTTGGTGTATCTGACAAAATTGGCGCGAGTGAACAAGATTCGACTGTGGACGTGGTTGTAGGCGGCATTGCTTACGTGCTGTATGGTTCGGCTGTTAGCAAAGGTGCTTTCGTGTCTGCTAACGCGGATGGCCGAGCTGTCCCTGCCGTCTCGGGTGATCGTGTCGTAGGCCGGGCTGAAAAAACCGGAGTGAACGGCGACATTGGTCTGGTGCTTCTTGCTCCTTTCGACATTGCTTAATCAGGAGATTCATTTTATGGCAACTGCACCTTTTCCAATTGATCCGGTCTTGACTGGTATTACCAATTCTTACCGTAACACAAGCTTGATTTCTGACCTAGTTTTGCCGCGTGTTCGCGTTGGCAAGAAAGAGTTCAAGTATCTTGTCTATGACAAAGAGGCCGCGTATACCGTGCCATCCACTTTGGTCGGCCGCAAAGGCCAGCCAGGTGAGGTCGAATTCGGGGCGACTGAAGAAGCTTCCTTTGTTTACGATTACGGCTTAGACGACTTCATCCCGGCTGATGACGTGACTCAGGCTGGCGCTGGCGGCGGCGTTGACTATCAGTATGATCCGCGTGGCCGTGCCGTTGAGACAATGACAGACTTGATCTTGCTGGATCGAGAGCTGCGCACTTCTAGCATCGTCTTTGATCTAAGCACATATGACGCGGGCTTGCGGAGAACGCTGGTTGGTGCTGAGCAGTGGAGTGATCCGACCTCTACTCCAGTGAAAGACATCCTTGAGGCGCTGGATCTTCCTTTGATGCGTCCGAACATCGGCGTCTTAGGTCAAGAAGTATGGACTCAGCTGCGACAGCATCCTCAAGTCATTGCCGGGGTTTCAATGAGCGGTGGAAATGCCTCTGAAGGCGGCGTTGCTATGACTTCCGCTGTGGCCGACTTGCTTGGTCTTGATGAAATCTTGGTCGGATCGGGTTGGTTGAATGCCGCCGCACCTGGCCAGCCTCCTTCTTTTGCTCGCGTCTGGGGCAAAAATGCAGCTTTCATTCACCGGAACTTGAACGCAGACACTGAGCGAGGCATCACTTTTGGCTTCTCAGCGCAGTTCGGCGATCGGATCTCAGGCGGCATTGCTGAGCCTAAGCGCGGCCTTCGCGGTGGCGAGACAATTCGAGTGGGAGAGTCCTTGCGGGAGCTGATCAGTGCCGCAGATCTAGGCTTCTTCTTCCAAAATGCGGTTGCCTGATGGCTTTCCGGAAGTTCGAAGTGCTGGATCACGTTCAGTACCGAGATGCCAAAGGGAAGCGACAAATCCCCGCCATTGGGTCAATCGTGACCATGGATGAATGCGTAGCAGCTCCGGCTGTTGCGCTCGGGGTGCTTCGACCCATCGCGAAGCAGAAGGGATAAGGCATGGCATACACCGACAAGACCGAAATGGAGAAGCGTTTCGGCACGCTGGAAATCGCTCAGCTGATCGATTCTCAGCCGGACGGCAGTGAAGATCCTGGTCGCTTAGATGCGGCCATTTCTGATGCTGATGGACTGATCGATAGCTATCTGGCTGTACAATTCACTGTGCCAATTCCGGATCCCATCCCAGATGCCTTGGTGGGTGCTTCGTCAGATCTTGCGCGATTTCGGCTGTGGGATGATGGAGCTCCCGAGAGCGTCCGTCAGCGATATGAAGACGCGGTCACTTGGCTGCAAAAAATTGCTGACGGAGAAATTGGCCTTCCGGGCCAAGGAGAGGTAATCCCGCAGGACGGGATCGGTACTCCCGTTTATCAAGCCTCGCCGCGAATCTTTACTAGAGAGACGCTGTCGAGGTATCTGAAGCCGTGACTTTCATCACAGTCAAAGTTGACCGAGCCAAGCTCGATGCGCGTCTGGCGGCGCTGGGCAAGGCAGAAAGCTATCAGTCTCGACTTCTTGCGCCGGCCGCAAGGGCCATCAAAACTCGCATTGACTTGGGGTTTAAAAATTCCGTTGATCCGTGGGGACAGCCTTGGGCTCCGCTCAAGTGCAGAGACGGGAAGCCGCTTCGAGATACCGGGGTGCTTCAGTCAAGCATCAGCACGAATTTCGGTCAGTCAGGCAATAAATCTTGGTTCGTTATTGGCACAAACCGGACTGTCAGTTGGCGCGGCGTTTCTTGGAATTTAGGTTCCATTCATCAATATGGTGCTACGGTCGTCCCTCGTCCCGACAATAAAAAAGGATTGCTGCGGTTCAGTTGCGGCGGTTCTACGATATATGCAAAAAAGAGTGTCATTCCTGCTAGAGCCTTCTTGCCTTTGCGACCTTATGACATCCTTGACCTGCCTCCATCGTGGGCCTTGGCGGCCAGAGAAGCGACACGCAGGGCGTTTGGGGAGGTCTTCAGGTGAGTCTATTCATTGATCAAGAAGCGCTGATTGTCGAGAAGCTAATTGTCGATCTTGACACGCTGAATTCTCGCGTCTACTACGGCAAAGACCTTGAAAATGCAATGGACAAGGCCTTGGCTGGCACTAGCGTCTTCGTCGCATACAGCGGGATTGTGTCCGTGCTTCCTTTGCCGAATGCAGCGCATATCGCGAAAGCTACGCTTCAGTACACAATCTGGATCGTCGGACGTAGCGCGACGTTGCATGGCTCAGGACAAGGCAGTCGGTCAGAAGTGGATCCTGTCGCCACATCGGTGATCACGTCTATTATGGGCTGGAAAGCCTCAAAAGAGCTGACTCCGTTGGTGCTAGCTCAGTCTCAAGACATATCTTATGCAGACGGATTTGCTTTTTTTCCGCTGGCATTCACATCTCATACTACTTTGCGTGGCGCTAATTCTTAGGAGTTTTAAAATGGCTGATTATTCATACTTGGGCTCGGGCAAGATTTACATGCGAGTGAAGGACAGTACGGATCCTTTGCTTTTTATTGGTAATACTTCGGCGCTCAATATTGCGATTACTGAGAACACGATCCGAATCAGCGACTACACCAAGCCCGGCGGCGGCACGTACAACTCAGTCAGTCGCATAGAATCATCAACGCTGAATACATCTATGCGTGAGTACAGTGCTGATAACTTGGCGCGTGCTTTGTATGGCTCTACCTCTCAAACCGCTGGCGCAACCGCGACCGCCGAGCCGCACACTGCGTACATCGGATCTTTCATCCCGACCCAGTATCCAGCAGAAACTATTACGACTGTGACGGATGATGAAGTTGCGCCAGTTGAGTTGATCCTTGGCACTGATTATGATGTCACGCCTGGCGGGATCCTGATTCTCGAAGGCGGCAGTGTGGCCGATGGTGACATCGTTCTGATCACATACGATTACAACACAGTGGACGTTGTTCAGGCTTTGACCGCCGGCGCTGAAGAGTGGGAAGTTTACTTCGCTGGTCTTAACGAAGCGAAGTCAAATGACGAGGTCACCGTGCATTTTTACCGCGTGAAATTTGGTCCAACTGCGGGGCTTGACCTCATCGGTGAAGATTACGGCACTATCGATCTGACCGGCGAGATCTTGCCAGACACGTCCATCACTGCGGCAGGTGTGAGTCAATACTTCAAAGTGAGCATTGCTAATGCAGCCTGAGATTGATGTCTTTTTCGGCGAGGGTGACACGTTCACCCGCTCCGGCTTAGAAGAGTCGGCGGTGATTCGCCAGATCAAAGTTGGTCAGATGAGCAGGTTTCAGAAGACCATTACGCCAGTGATCGCAGAGATGCGTTTGAAGCTCGGAGCCGTTCCGGAATTGAAAGCGGCTGATTTGCTTCAAGTAGACTTAGGACTGCTGATTGCTTTGGCTGACGTGTGCGTACCAAGTAAGACCTGGAAACAGCCTTACGACGAGTGGGATCTGGACGAATTCATAGCCCTGCTTCTCAAGATTTTTGAGGTTAACGCTCATTTTTTTACAAAGCGCCTCGCCCCGCTGATCACGGCAGGCGTGGCAAGGGTCAAGGATCTTGGTCTGACGCAGTAGCGCTTATGATTTCGCATGGGCACAGCTTCCATGCGATTCAGGACTACACTTTAGATCAATTCGACCGGCTCTTGACCTCTGTGCAAAAGCTGGAGCATGACCGCTTCACCGGTCAGATTTATGCAGCTCGCTTGGCCCAAGCTGACCAAAAAAGCTTTCGGAAGGTAACTCAGGAGCTAGCCCGTGGCAACGAATGACCTAGAATTCAAGATTGGAGCTGACGTTTCCGAGCTGGTCAAAGCCGTTGACAAGGTCGAGGCGGCTTTCAAGGATCTGTCTTCTCAGTTCAAGTCACTTGGCACGGGCGGAGGCGTTTTCACCAAAACCCGTCAAGAACTGGACGGGGTCGGATCGTCAGCAACGGCGGCGGGACGCAAGGCTGAAACATCTTTTAATCGTGTTCAGTCTTCGCTAGCTCAGACGGGACGCGCCTCTCAAAACGCTAGTCAGCAAATCAATCGGAATTTCCAAGCAGTCGAGGCGACTTTGACCCGCGTGGGCGGGGCGGTGGCCGCTTTCTTTGGCGCTCAAGCTGCTACGAGTGCAGCTCGGTCGATCATCGAGACCGCTGATGCTTATCAAAATTTATCGGCGCGTCTCAGTCTTTTTGTCGATGACGCGGAGCAGCTGACAAGAGTCCAAGATGAGCTTTTTGAGCAGTCTCAGCGATCTGCCACGGATCTATCCAGCACCATCGAGCTTTATGGTCGCTTTGCTCAAGCGACTCGTGGATTAGGCGTCGGTCAAGAGCAGCTGCTTCAGGTTACTGAGACCATCGGACAGACCATCGCCATCTCTGGATCAAGTGCTCAAGCAGCAGAGGCGGCGCTTGTTCAGCTTGGACAGGGCATTGCGTCCGGAGTGCTTCGAGGTGAAGAACTTAACTCGATCCTTGAGCAAACGCCCGCGCTAGCGCAGGCCATCGCTGATGGTCTAGGGCGCCCGATCGGGGAGCTTCGCGCTTTAGGCGCTGAGGGAGCGCTAACCGCAGACGTGGTTTTAGGGGCGTTGATCAATGTCTCCGGTCAGGTTCAGCAGCAGTTTGATCGTTTGCCGAATTCCGTCGGGCTTTCACTGACCCGCCTGCGCAATGAAGTTAATCGGACCATTGCTGAAACAGATCTGTCACCTTTGTCGGAAAGCATCGACAACTTGCGTCAGACTCTTTCAGATCCAGCAGTTGTTGAAGGCTTGCAGAGCATGGCAGGGGCTTTTGTCTCGATCACGGCTGCCGCTGTGGAGGCCAGCGCTGCTATAGGCAATTTCGCTACTTTCTTGGGCGAAGAGCTGGCCAGCGCTGTGCATGGTCCAGCTCTGGATGACATCCCACGCTTGATGCGCGAGATTGAAGACATAGAGCGTTCCATTTCAAACTTAGAGAGAAATCGCCGAGCTTCGGCTAGCATTGGCGGACGGGCGAGGATTAACGAGCTGCGCAAGCAGCTGGAGGTATACCAATCAGCTATCAAGAAGGCTCGGGAACAGGCGGCTGATGCTGGCAGCGCAGGCGAAGATATCGAGTTGCCTGCGGTCGTTCCGCCAACGTCGGGGCCGGTTGAGGCCCGAGAGTATGCTGATCAGATCGCGGACGTTATCCGGTCGCTAGAAGAAGAAGCTGCAACTTTCGGCAAGTCAGCGTCTGAGGTTATCGCCTACCGACTGGGACTAATGGGCGCGACTGATGAAGAAATCCGGCTTGCCACAGCACTTCAGGACTCCATTTCTGCGCTGGAAGCGCGTGGACAGGCTCAGACGGAAAGCGTCCGCCTTGCTGAAGAGCAAGCAAAGCAGCTAGCAGCGATCAGGCAGCGCATTGCTGCGCAGGAAGGGCGTTCGATCGATGCCCGAAGAATCAGCTTGGAAAATCAGTATGCTGATCTGCGCCGAAACCTTGAAATCCAAGGCGACGAAGCTGGTGTTGCTCTGATAGACAATCTTTTCAATGTCGAGCTAGGTCAAGCGCGTCTTGATGATCTAAAAAACCGCTACCGAGAGACGCTGGATACCCTGCGAGACGCGGAAGGTCGTGTGTCTGACAGTGTCCGGTCTGGCGATACAACTCGCGAGCAAGGCAAGTCAGATCTTCAAGCTACGCGCACACAGGCGTCCGAAGAGCTGGCTATCTTGCGCGAGGACTTCATTAGACTTGACGAGGAAGGCGTTTCCGGTGCTACTGACGCAATCCGCGAGATCGATCAGGCACTGCGTGACCTGAATGAGCAGACGCTGACCGGGTCAGCCTTGGCCGTCGCGGAGCTAAACGCTGAGGTCGAAAACCTCCAGGACAATTTGGCTTCCAGCGTCGCAAAATCGCTTATTAGCTCCATGACCGGGTTTTTCACTGACCTTGTAGACGGTTCCAAATCGGCGGGGGAAGCCTTATCTGACTTTGCTAAATCTTTTTTGAATGCCATGGTGCAAATCGCTGCTCAGGCTTTGGCTACTTTTGCGGTTTTGCAGCTTCTGAATACCTTTTTCCCTGGCGCCGGGCAAGCGGTTGCGGCGTCGAGCGGCGCAGCTGGAGTCTTTCATTCTGGCGGTGTCGTCGGTCGAGGTTCGACTTTTCGCAGGCTGGACTCCTCGATTTTCGCGTATGCTCCTCGGTACCATTCGGGAGGGATTGTCGGGCTCAGCAGCAACGAAGTTCCGGCCGTGCTGGAAGTTGGTGAAGAGGTTTTGACAGCGTCCGATCCGAGGCATCGAGACAATCTGAGCAAAAATTCTACAAACAGCAGCCAATCCGCCAGCTCAGAATCAAGCACTAGAATAGTGAATGTCATTGATCCGAATCTGGTGCAAGATTACCTAACAAGCTCTAGCGGAGAAAAAACCATTTTGAACGTGATACAGCGCAATAAGGGCTTGATCAAGCAGACGGTGAGGTGACGCAATGCCATTCCTTGTGACTGACGGAACCACCGTCTCCCATCCGACCGATGAAGTAGAATTTGCCGGTATGTTGTTACAATTTGTAACAGGCGTGGCAATTCTGGACGTTTCAGGAATGCAGTCAGGCATTGAGCCCAGGCGTATCAAAGTAGATACAGCCGCGCCTACAGAAAACTGGTCGCTGGTTTGCACTGATGCCGCGACAGGTGTTTACAGTGTGACAGGAAGCGTTTCAGGCGCTCAGGCGGCGATTACGGTCGGGGCTCCTTACGACAACGGGATCATTGCTCTTGATTTAGTAGACACTGATTCGCTACTGGGCGGCGCTACGCTTGGAGAGACGCTGATCATCCCTGTTGTGACCGGTCCTATGGTCACCGCAGCGTCAAATTGGACGCTACTAAGGCAGTATGAGGCTAACGACGGGGGTCTGCACTTTTTCGTCATGGGACCGGGGACTTCTGGTGCTGATGAGATTTTTGTTTCTTTTGCTACTGCCCGCTTTGTAGAGGCTGATGCTTACAATGTCCGCTTCTTTGGTGGCATTGGCTTCAATGAATCTTGCACAACAGCCAGCACCATTCTCGGCGCGTCTCCGCTGGTCAGCATGCTTCTGTCAGATGCGACAATGCCGTGCTGGTTTATCGGCAGCGGTCGGCGTTTTATCGCGATCGCCAAAGTGTCTACTGTGTATGAGTCGTGCTATATGGGATTCATGCTTCCGACAGGGACCAGCAGTGAATATCCGTATCCTTTGATTGTTGGTGGCACTGCTGGTGCTGGGCTTCCGGCGGTTTCTTGGCGTGATACATCGGCAGATCATCGCGCTTTTTTTGACCCGTCTCAGACGCTGATCATGCGCGACAAAGGCGGCGCTTGGGTGGTCTTTGATAATGACGGTGCCATATCCAATACCTTCCCTGCCAAGTCTTTAAACATCTTGCCTTGCTTTGGCGGTAATCGAGCGCTATTCCCTGTCACGCTCCATTCCAGTACGCCTTTGAACGGGACATTTGGTGATCTGGATGGGGTTTTTTATGTCTCCGGCTTCAACCTTTTTTCCGAAGATGTGATTGACTGCAATGGCGTTGATCGATTGTGCATCCAGTCAGCGTTCAGGACCGGAATCAAAAATTTTGCGGCTTTTTCCTTGGAGTAAGCATGGCCTTTCAGAGCGGTTTTCCCGCAGATGACGAAGCGCTTTATACAGACTGGATCGGGTGGCTGGTGGGCCAGGGAGGCTTTGTTCAGTCTGAAGCGTCTTTCACGCACGGAGCTAATTCGATCCGCATCGACAAGTCATTCTCTGCGAATTATTCGCCTGGCAGTACGGTCACATGGACGCAGCAGCCGCTGACGCATAGCGCGTCTGGTCATAAGATCCTTGTGGGGCGAATTTCCAATTCGGGAGGCATGCTTGAAGGCTGTTTCAGCATGCAAACGTACTCAGGCACGACCGTCACGGGCACGCGGCCATCTGGTCAACCGCTAGGAAATGCTGAAAATGTCTATGTCGAGGACGGAATTTCATGCTACGTGTCGCCTAATCCATCCAGGTACTGGATGTTCTCGAATGGCACTCAGTCGCATTGTGTTGTTGAGTATGAGAATGGCGCATTTACGATGATGAGCACGGGATCTATCACTCCTTACGGAACCGGCTGGCAGCCAGGCGTCTATTGTACAGCTACTCTCTGGGCTCGTCATTATCCTTACATCACGTTGGACTATACGAATAACTTCCATGCCAAGCCTTTTGGCGTATATACCAACTACACCGGCGATACAGCCAACCCCGCCTACTCGGGACAGATGACTTTCACAGATGCAGCAACAGCGGTTAGGACGGTTAGCATGGGAGTAACCTATTCGTCCGTAGACATAGCAACAATTCGCTGCTCAATTTCAAAAGAAGCTAGTATTTATACGCTGATCGAGAGGGCTTTTAACGGCTATAACAGCCGGAATATTTTAATCCCCGTTGAATTGATGTATGCGGGGGTCGGGACCAGTGACTGGGTGCCTATGGGGCGGATCGACAACTGTGCTTTCACAAATTTGGATCACTTGGATGAGCCCGGCATCGTGCTGACTGACTGGTTTGTGTTTCCGCTGTGGTCCCGCGCCACTACTGCCACACACGGCAATTCTGGCAACTTCGCACTAGCTTTTAGTACGGTCTGATGACCGTTCATGTTGGCGAGCTCACGCTTGAGTTTCAGTCCGATCTCACGGAGGGGGTCGGGATCAGTTCCAGTTTGCGAGCAGCGGACACGGGCGCGGCTTTGGATGGCTGGATCCAGCCGCTGATCGACATAGGCGACCCTGAAACCGGGGCACATCCCTTGCGGTCGTTCCCTGACATCCATGACTGCAATCTCGGCTATGCCTTGTCTGGGAATCAGTGGTTTTACAATCGTATTTTGGTTGAACCCACGATCATCCGCGCTGGTTCGGTTACATCTGACAAGATCTACACGGTCAGCGTCTGGAATGGATATCTGGTCGATCAAGAACTCAGCGAGATTGTCGAGACTCGCACCGCTGGGTTGACCTTGGTGGACGACACGACGCCTACCATCTATGCGCCGCTAGAAGGTCGCGATCTGACTTTGACGGTGGCCGCTAAAGGCCCGTCGAGCATCAACGCGGTATATGAATTCGTTTTCACGGCTCATGGTTCCGAGCGTCTTTTTGTCAGCGGTGAGCGACTGGTGCTTTTCCCGCTGAGACATAATTGGCAGTATCCTTGGCTTGAGTCGCTGCAATTTCAGACGCAGGTGCTCACATCCTACGATGGATCTGAGCAGCGCATTGCCTTGCGTTCTGAGCCGATTCGAAGCATCGAGCAGCGTTACTTGATCGCAGACAATGCCGAGCGCCAGCGTTTTGAGGCGCTGCTTTTTGGCTGGGGCGCTCGAAGCTGGATGTTTCCCATCTGGTCAGAGGTTGAATACCTGACTGCTGACCTGCCAGCGGGGAGTCAATCCATCGATCTCGACCGCGTCACGCTGGATCATGCGGCGGGTGAGACTATGGTCTTTTACTCTGACTCTAATTTATACGAAATGATCGAAATTAGCGCTGTTGTTGGCAGCACAGTCACCTTCTCTCAGCTGACCAGCGTCGCTTGGCCAAAGGGCACGCTGACGATGCCAGCCAAGTCGGGTTATCTTAGCAGCGTCACGCGCCTCTCCCGTTTCACAGGCGCCTCCGCGTATGGCATTGCGCAGATTACTCTGGACAGATCTGGCCTAGCGCCAGCGGCGCCAGCGGCACCGGACTACACCGGGGATCTAGTCGTTGACTGGCCACTCCAGTGGCGACAGGATCCGACAGACGATTATGAACGACAGCTTCAAGAACTCGACTACCTGACTGGGCTGCGAGCCCGCGAGGATGAAAGCGAATGGAGCAGCGAGCTGATGAGTTTTGAAACGGTGGGAACAAGCAAGGTGGACAGCGATTACATCCGCGCTTTCTATTACGCGCTGAAGGGTCGTCAGGATCTGGCCTGGCTCTCGACTGGTCAGGCTGATCTGACCTTGTCGGTCACTGCGCCTTCCGGAAGCACGACCCTGGACATCGTTTATGTGAACTACTCGAACCTTTGCGCGTTGCAGCCAGCTCGGTCTGACTTGGCGATCTTGCAGCCTTCTGGAGCTTTGATCAGGTGCAGGGTGCTTGCGGCTGTGGTGGTCAGCGATACCACAGAAAGACTTCTGATAAATGTCCCTCTGTCGGAAGACTGCACGCCTGGAGGCACTACGCTGTCCTTTTTCAAACCGGTGCGGCTTGAACAGGATATGCTAGAAATTGCTTGGGATGAAAAATCCACCAGCAGGATTAGAGTCAACTGGAGGACTGTTCGCGATGTCTGATACAACCTCGCCTATAGAAATTTACTCATTCATTTTCGATGGCGGCGCTTACTATCAGACCTCTGGGCTGGAATCAGTGGTGTACAACAGCCGCCAGTATGATCCGGTTCCGTTGCGGCGATCGACTCTTGAAGCGAATATTACTGAAGAGCGAACGGAGCTGAAGCTTCAGACAGTTCGAGATAATCCGGTGGCTGAGCTTTTCCGCGTCGCTCCGCCTTCCAGCACAGTCAGCGTGAGCTTATATCGTGGCGATGGAGCGGCGTTCACGCTGGCGTGGACTGGCCGCATTCTTTCTTGTGAGTGGTCAGGGCTTGAAGCAGTGCTATTTTGCGAGCCTGTCAGCACCAGCCTAGAAAGAAGCGGGTTACGGCGCGCTTACAGCCGTGGCTGTCCTCACGTTCTTTACGGACCCTCCTGCCGTGTCAGTACAGGGATTCATAAAGTGTCCACCACCGCCACGGGCACAGGCACGCAGATTCAAGTTGGCAGTGTCGGCGGTCAGTCTGATGGATATTTCGATGGCGGCTACTTGGACTATCGTCACGGATCTGGAATCTACGATCGCCGAATGATCCTTTCGCAGGTCGGCACAACTTTGACGATCAGCTACCCTATTCAGGACTTGGCTGGAGAGGTGGATATCTTCCCTGGCTGTGACCACACGACCGGGGCGAATGGCTGCGGGAAATTCAGCAATCTCCAGAATTTCGGGGGTTTCCCTTTCGTCCCAAGCAAAAACCCCTTTGGTGGGAATCCTATTTTCTGAGGTAAGTTATGGATCCGTTGACTGCTGCTGTAATCCTCGTAAGTGCTTATGCACTTGGCACTTTGCTTGCTCCGAAGCCGAAGAGCCCGAAACCGTCCGCTCTGTCTGACTTTGAGATTCCGACTGCTGAGGAGGGCAGGGCGATTCCTGTTATCTTCGGGACGGTCACTGTGAAAGGTCCGAATGTGACCTGGTATGGTGATTTGCGTCGTTCAGCAGTAAAGACGAAGAGCGGCAAGTGAGAGTCTACATTCAAGACTGTCGGGCATGCGGCTACTGTGCGCCGGGGGTCAGAGATTTCTTCCAGCGATGCGGTCTTGATTTTCGCGACTTCGTTTTGAATGGCATCGATGCAGAAGCGCTTGCCGAGTTAGGTGACGCGATGTCTAGGCAGGCGATTTTGAAGGCTGAGAAAAGGGCGCGCGATGGGCAGCAGTAAAAAAGTCACGATTGGATATAAATACTACCTCGGTCTTCACTTTTCTGTCTGTCATGGCCCAGTCGATGCAGTGAAAAAGATCAGCGTAGGTGACCGCGTTGCTTGGGATGACGGGGCATTGGGGAGCGGAAGCATTTTCATCAATGCTCCTGACCTTTTTGGCGGTGAGACTAAAGAAGGCGGCATTCAAGGCCCAGCATGGCTCGCGTTCGGTGAAAGCACACAGACTGAGAACAGCTACCTTCAAGAACAGCTAGGGAGTGACATTCCTGCCTTCCGTGGCGTGCTGACTATTGTGTACAGCGGCCTAGTGTCAGCAATGACCCCTTATATCAAGCCATGGGCCTTCCGTGTCACTAGGATCTTGAGCGGCTGGAAAAATGGGGCGGCCTGGTATCCTACAAAAGCGGCCATCGGCGATGACATGAACCCTGCGCACATCATCTATCAGTGTCTGACTGATGTCGAATGGGGCATGGGTTATCCGTCTAGCGCTTTGGATGACGTAGTTTTTAAAGCAGCCGCTGATGTTCTGTACGGCGAATCCTTCGGGCTTTCGATTTACTGGTCTGAATCGCAGACGATTCGAGATTTCATCAATACGGTTCTGGAGCATATCAGCGGGGTGCTTGTCGTATCGAGAAAGACAGGTCTTTTTGAAATCCGTCTCATTCGAAATAATTACGCACTGGGATCGCTTCCAGTGATCGACCCTTCTAACGCTCGCTTAGAGTTGTGGCAAAAAGCGTCATGGGGCGAGGCTGCCAATGAAATCACCGCCAGTTATACAGATTCGCAGACAGGCGAAACCAGGAATGTGACTGTGCAAGATCTCGCCTCCATTGTTGGACAGGGCAGTGTCGTTACGAGGTCAGTGAATTACTCTGGTATCACTCAAGACAGCTTGGCACAGCGCGTTGCTCTTCGTGATTTACAGATAGCCAGCACACCGCTCACTAAAGCTACGGTGTCGGTGAATCGGTCTGGCTATGACTGGCTTCCTGGTGACGTTTTGCGTCTGACTTGGCCGAAATTAGGCATTGATGGCGCATATAGAGTGCTTGCGATTAATCAGGGCACCATCGAAGATGGGACAATCCGCATAGATCTGATCGAAGATGTCTTTGGCATTCCCGAAAGCAGCTATACCTCTCAGCAATCGCCTGGCTGGACAGAACCGAGCAATGCGCCGCAGCCTGTCGTCTTGGCTTATAACACGGAGCTGCCATATTACGACTTAGCCCGCGGCTTGTCGCCTGGCGACTTGGCCGTTTTGCAGCCTGAAGAGTGTTACATTGTAACATACGCCGCTGCTCCAACTTCAGACTGCGCCGATTACAATTTGTGGACCGCGCCAGTGCCTGAATCGGTGGTTGAGCAAGGCACGGGCTCACACGTCTTTGTCACCACCTTGTCAACTGCTTTAGCGGTCGAGACGTTCAGCACTGTGGCGACCGGCGGACTGGTTTCACTGGCTGTAGATCCTCAGACGCTGATCGGCACTTATCTGGTCGTGAATGGCGAGTGCATGAGAATTGACTCAGTGGACATTTTGATAGGTAGCATGGATGTGGCGCGAGGCTGCTTAGACACGCTTCCCATTGAGCATTCGGCTGGGTCTTTGGTGTGGATACCGTCTGAGAACTACGGGCAGGACGGAGTGCCATACCTTCTGAATGAGACCATTGCTATCAAGCACCAAGTCACCACTGGGTCAGGCGTTTTAGCCTTGCCAGCAGCAACCGAGTTCACGGTTTTAATGCGCGAGCGTCAAGCGCGACCATATCCGCCAGGCAACTTCCGCTTAGACGGAGCCCGTTATCCGGCTGCCTTAGTCCTCGGGGCGACGCTTTTAATCGAGTGGAGTCATCGAGACCGACTTACCCAGACTGCTGACATTATTGATCAGGAAACAGGAGACGTTGGTCCTGAATTGGGCGTGACGTATGAGCTTAGGATTTACGCTGACTCCGCTCTGGACGATTCTGTGTCAAATCTGACGGGGAACAGCTATATTTATACTGTGCCAGCGCCGGCCCCGGCTGCTATCCGCGTGGAGCTGTGGTCAGTTCGTGCTGGTTTTGAGGCGTGGATGTTTCACGACTGGACATTTTCCGCTAGCTAGTTAGAAGGACATCATTTTGAGCCAAAATAAAACGACGAACGGCTTCACTAAGACGCTGTATGCTTCTGAAACCATCCCGCCGTACAGGCTTTGTACCTTTCTCGGTGCTCGCAATGCCACTTTGGCTCGGGCGGTGACAAGCACGATCAGCGGAGTTTCTGGTCACTTGGGCGCCCCCGCTGCTGGCAATCCTTTGGATTTGTGGGTGTCAGGCATTGCGCTGGTCGAGGCGGGCGCGGCCTTTGCTGTAGGTGATCCGATCACATGCGACAGCCAAGGTCGAGGCGTTGCTTACGACCCACTGGGGCCGACCTACTCACGAATTATCGGCTTTGCACTTGAAGCGAGCACCGCAGCAGGCGCTAAGGTTCAGGTTTCCATTGCGCCAGGGCAGATGAATGCCACTGGTGGCGAAATGGTCATCTCCGACACGGCTCCCTCCGAACCTCTGGCGGGTCAGAGGTGGATGGACAGTTCCACCGCCGACATGAAAACCTACGTGTGGTACGACGATGGGACATCACAACAGTGGATCCTTCAGAGTGATCCTAACGGCACCATCCCCAATGCGTCTGAAACGGTTGCAGGCCTCGTAGAAGAAGCCACTCAAGCCCAGGTCAACGCTGAAACGGATACAGGTGAGACGGGTGCGAGGCTCTTCGTCTCCCCCTCCAAGTTGCATGGTCTTTTTGACATTTATGGCATTCCAACGGCTGCGCCGATCACTAACCTTGATACCAAAACAAGCTATGGCGCTTTCACTTATGTGTCTGGAGCTACGGGCGCACCAGATGCAGCATTAGGTGGGCTGGGAACCGTTGTCTCTAATGGCTCCCGCGCCACCATGAGCGTCACAGATGAAGACGGGGCAGGGTGGTCTAGGTCTTGGGGCGGAGCGGCTT